TATATTGGCTCTTGATAATACTGATTGTTTGGATTGCCAAAAGAATGCGTAGACGACGCGAAGGGCGAGATATTTAGTGTCGCAGAGTCACATTGTATCTGCGAACCGTAGCTGTGCTTCATATATTGCCCTGGTGTGATCTGAACAGCCTGATTGACGACTGAACCGCTGCTATTTGATACGGGGCTAGCAGTAGCGCTGACTTGAGCCGCTGCAGGCGCGGCATAGAGCAAGCTGAGCAGCAGAACAGATGCTGTTGCTCTCATTGGCTAAATGTGCTGGTGGAATCGGTAACGCTTTCAATTACCGTTTCACGGTCAATCATTACTTTTTCGATCAAGCCAGGACCGCTGTAGGTTTCTGCGAACTGGAACGCAGCACCGGGCGTAGTTTGCACCCAAGTGGATCGACTTGAAAGGTTCAGTGACTTGGCGCCTGCTGATGGACTAACAATGCCGTTTGACGGTTGAACGCCAGTGCCAGAAACGGAATACTCAAAGCCGGTGCGATAGCTTTCAGATCGAATGCTCTCCTTGACGATGGTCTTGGTTTCTGTGTGGGACGACACCACACCTTGGCTGAAATTGGGCACTACCGGAACTGCTGCTGCTGGAGATGCAAACAACAAGAAAATCAATATCCGGATCACCGTGTCGTTAGCTCAGTGATCACTTGACCGATAGCCGTTGTATTGGCTCCGCCAGGTGAGATTGTGACAGCGCCTGCTGTGGTGATGGTGCCAGCCAAACCAGTATTGACACCAGCCGCTGTGCTGGTGACATCGCCAAAGGCTGGAACTGCACCAACGGTAGGAGCTGATGTTGGAACGGTGTCGCCTTGGGTATAACTGGTCGCAAAGCTGAATGAGTTACCAGCCGTTTTTTGCGTGGCGTCAGGGATCGTGATGGCATTGACGCCATTCGTCGCCGCTCCCAAACCGCCTAGAGCATCACTAGTGGTTGAGCCACCTGCGGTTACGCTTGTGTCTACTCCGGTCCCACTGATGCTGTAGCTGTTGCCAACGCGGATTGCGCGAGTAGAAGCACCACCAACCTCCAGTTGTACAGAGCTTTGAATCTTGTGTGTGAGATCTGCTTTAGCGGGCAGCCCTGCGGTCAAAAGAATGCTCAGTGCCAGAAGTGAGCGGTTCATTTGATGCCTGCGTTGGTGTCTTTGCTATCAACAATTATATCTTTTTTCTTATTGCCATTGTTTGATTTACGTTCGATGCCGAATGAAGCCATCGCACCAGTCAGTAGCGATGCCACAAATGTGTTGTCCATTTTCATTTGTGGAAAGACGCCTAGATAAGACACCGTGAGCAGTGTGGCGCTCCAACCCAACACCAATATCTTGACGACATCTGCAATGCAGATGCCTTCTTTTTCATGTTGCTCATCAGGAGGATTGTTCGCCATGATGAAGTAGAGCTACGCTTTACGGTAGCGATCACTTTTGTCATGCTGCTCGTCTTAAAGCCAATCGTCATGACTGCATGGAGGTCACGAGCGTTCAAGGAGCTAATTGTGGCGATGCTAGAGAAGATCGTGACACGTACTGATAATGACCTAGATGATTTGGCGGTCAAGCATTTGAAAGATCTTTTGCTGCCAGATACAAGAGTAGAAAAGTAAGTGGCGTCTGGCATTATCCAACTGATTCTGTTATCGATTGGCATGGCCTTTGCTCTTCTCCCATTCTTCCAATTCTTTCGTGGTACGCCCCATCAGTTGGCTGCGATTAAGGAGCTTGAACAGTCCGTGCCGCAGGAATTATTGGCGGAGGATGCAGATTGGTTCCAGGCTTGGAAGGAAAGCGGATTTGATCAGCAGATCTACATGCCCTACTTCACCCAGCTTGATAACAAGACCGGCACCGGATACAGGGAGTGTTTTAGTTCAGCCGCAGCCATGGTGGCTGCTTTTCACAAAAAAGTTGCGACGGATGATGAATACAATGAGATCCGTGCAAAATTCGGAGACACCACGTCAGTAGAAGCACATCTAGCAGCACTGCGGAGCCTAGGCCTGCAGGCCGAATTCCGGAAAGATGGCGATGCTGACATGGTGGAGCTAGAGATTGAAAACGGCAGGCCTGTATTAGTGGGGTGGCTCCATGCTGGCAACATGCTGCTAGGCGAGCCACCGATGTGCAACGGCTTGGGATGCGGTCATTGGAGCGTGATCAGTGGCTATGCAGGGAAGAACAGCAGCGATCCAGAATGGATCATGCAAGACCCTCGCGGCTATCCCGAGATGGAGAAGGGCGGGCATTCAAACCCGCATCGTGGGCGCAATGTTCGGGTGAGGCAGGCAGCGTTTTACCAACGTTGGCAAACTGAAGGGCCTGGCACTGGCTGGGTGATACTTGTAGATCAGCTGTAGAATATTGTTTTGCGCCTGACACGTGCCGGTATTGAGTGATTGGGAGATCAAGGCTCGGTGTCAGAAGAGTCAAATGGTGGTACCTTTCAATGAGGACCTGATCAACCCGGCGTCTCTAGATGTAGTGCTGGGGGACCAGCTGATGGTTGAAAGCATCTATCAGCCTGAATTCGTCCGCATCGATATATCGCACAACAACGAGACTGATCCATATTTACTGCAGCCCGGTGAATTTTGCTTAGCGGAGACTAAAGAGACATTCAATCTGCCAGAGGATTTGTCAGCACAATTTGTACTTAAATCGAGCAGAGCAAGAGCAGGCTATCAACATATGCTCGCCGGATGGTGCGATCCTGGGTGGCATGGCAGCCGTTTGACATTGGAACTCAAGAATGTGCGGCTTCACCACCCACTACCGTTGTATCCAGGCCTCAAGATCGGCCAGATGGTGTTCCATACCATGTCTAGTGCGCCACTTAAAAGTTATGCAAATGTTGGGCACTACAACAACCACTCGACGGTGATGCCATCTGTGGTTTGAATGGTGTAATCGAATTCAGATCATGGCATGGGCTGACTGGATGGTGGTCAAGCAGTCTCTAGAAGATGAGCTACACCTGGAAGCTACAGTGCGCGAGATAAACCACACCACCGATCTGGCGGA